CCAATTATGAAGTGTAGTGAGTTTATGAGTTCATTATTTAAGATGTTCAATTTGGTGGTTATTGCTGATAAAATAAATCCAAAGTTGTTAACTTTTATGCCAATTCAAGAATATTTATCACAAGGAGAGGCAAAAGATTGGAGTAATAAAATAGACATATCAAAAGACATCACATTAACATCAACTGCTGATTATCAAGGATCAAAAAATTTGTGGACTTATAAACAATCAAATGACTATCTAAATAATATCTATAACTCCCAAGGAAATCGTGTATATGGTAGGCTTGAATTAATTGATGCTGAAAATGATTTTGCTACAAATGAAGTAAAGATTGAAACTTTCTTTTTTCCAACACCTTGTGCATTAATAAATAATACAACTTTTGCCATACCGAAATTTATTAATGATGCAGGTGGTTATGTAAGTCCAGGTCCAAGGATTCTTTACAAGACTGAAGATCAAATAAAAATTGATATGTATGATAACGAAAATGGTACTTATCCATCACGTTATTTTTATTTATTTAATCATTACACAAGCAATCAACCAACCATTGCTGATGAAGATTTGAACTTTGGTCAAGAAGTACCTTTGCAGTACATTCCAAGTACACCATATAAGACGCTTTATGAGCGTTATTGGAATGATTACATTGCTGATATTTACGCACCTGATGCACGTATTATTGAAGCGTTCTTTGCATTGGATTTTGCAGACATTTATCAGTTTAATTTCAATGACAAAATATACATAAAAGATGCATACTATCGCATTTTAGAAATCAGCGATTATGTAGTAGGGATGCAAGATAGTGTTAAAGTAAAACTGATTAAAGTCGTTAGTGCAACTCCTGATTGTTTATTGCATCCAGATAATGTAATTAATACAAATGGTAGCGTTCCATTCCTTGATGCAGAAGAAAATCCTGCAACTGCCACTCAAGCGTGTTGTGATAAGTATGGTTACTATTGGGTTAATTCAGATTGCTACGCTATTCTTCGAGATGGCAAGGGTTCAGGTGGATTACAAGAATCAATAAAAGACGATTTGAGCAAACCAACTTCCAACATCAATAACACCAAAAATGCACTGATTCAAGTTGATAATGCAGTTGTAAAAGAAAACAATGACAGGTCAATTGTGATAAGCGATACAAGTTATTTAGGTGCTAATAACAATGGCTCATTTGTATCAGGGGATAGAAACTATGTACAAGGTGACTTGGGTTCTGTTACCGTGTTGGGAACTTCTGCAAAGGCAATCAATAGTGGAGTGACAATCGGTAGTGGTGGCACTTACGCAGGACAATATCAAAGTGGAATAATTCAAGTACGTGGCAATGGTGACTGGACAAATAACACCACACCAATAACACTAACCAATGAAAGAGGTAGTTACATAACCGTTCCCGATGATAGCGTTTGGTATGTGAAATTAATGTTGTCAGTTGCTCAAATTGGGGCGGGTATAGATGGCAATGGCTATGTAGAATTTAATCTTCAAATTAGCGCAAGTGCAGGGGCAATGACCGCGAAGGATAAAATCATTGTAAGTGAAAATCTTGAAAGCATGAGCGGTAATTTTGAAATTGATGTTGATATTGTTGGATTGACCTTTGCTCCTCAATTATTATTAAAAAATTCAAGTTATCCTGAAAATAATATTTTTATCGCAGGTCAAATAATTTACACACAATATCATTATGAATAATCCACAGCAGACATTCAAGAACATTTGCGAGATGCAAAAAATGGGCATCAAGTCAGATATAAAAAACTACCAAAATAAATTACCAAAATTGCTGACTGGTTGTATCAATTTAGCAATAGTTGCTACTTTAATTTGGGGTACTTACGAATTAATTAAAATGATTTTCAATGGCTAACAATAAGGTAGTTTTAGAATTTGAATTACAAGGTAACGCAACCGAAAAAACGCAATCGTTAAGGGCGCAAATGCGTCAATTGCGTGAGGAGTTGGCAAGACTTCCCGAAGGCACTGCGGAATTTAATAAGGTACAAAGACAACTTGGGGAACTCACAGATAAAGTGGGTGACTTAGGTAGGTCAGTCAATACATTAGCAGGAGATCCATTGGAGCGTTTAAATAACTCCTTTGGAATGATTGGCTCATCAATTCTTTCTTTGGATTTTGGCGCAGCCCAAACTGGATTACAAGGAGTAACTGGAGCAATTAAAGATTTTAAATTTGGAGATTTATCAAAAGCTGCAAAAGGTTTTGGTTCAACTATGTTGGACTTGGGTAAAGCGTTATTGACTAATCCAATCTTTTTGTTGGGTGGAATCATTGCAGCGATTGTGATGAACTTTGATAAGTTAGTTGAGGCAGGTGGATTAGTTGGGAAGATGTTTGGCTTCATCAAAGAAACCATTGATGCGGTTACAGGTGGATTGGTGGACTTTATGGATTGGATTGGGTTAACTGATTCCAAAGCTTCAGAACGTGCAGAGAATGAAAAGAAAAGAGCAGAGGAAACGAAGAAATTAGAGGAGGAAAAACTTAAAAAACAAAAAGAAGTTGAAGCTGAAAAAGAACGTTTAGCCAAAGAGGCAGCAGCGAAAGAGGCGGCACGTATTCAAAAAATTAAAGATGATCAAAAGTCATTAACTGAATTTTTATTGGGTGAACAAGAGAAAAGATATCAGAATCTTTTGAGTGGTAGAGAAAGAGAATTGCGTCAATTGGAGTTAGAATACGAAGCAAAGAAAAAACTTGCTCACGGTAACAATCAACTTTTAGTTCAGTTGGATAATGAGTTGTTAGCTCAAAGATTAGGCATTGAATCAAAGTATTTCACGGCATCAAAAGAAATAAAAGCAGAGGTAGCAAAAGAAGATGTCAAAATAAAAGCTGATGGTTTAAGGTCGTCTATTCAATTTGCAACTGATGAAGAACTTGTTCAATGGGAAAGTGCTGATAGAAAAAGGGCGATTGATTCCAATTTATATGAACATCGCTATATGTTAGCGCAAGCCTCATTAGGTGCATTAGGTAGTTTAGCTGATGCATTAACTGCAAATGGTGTTCTAAATGCAAAGCAATCTTTCAAGGTGAATAAATCTTTACAACTTGCACAAGCTGGAATTGGTGCGGTTCAAGCGGTGCAAAATGTTTTAGCTGACCCTACTTTAATTGGCCCTTCACGTTTTATCGCTGCTGCTTCGGCAGGAATTGCAGGTGCTGCGAATGTCGCTAAGATTGCGGCAATGAAATTTAACCCAGGAACATCAACTGCTCCAAATACAACTACCAATTTAAGTAGCGGTGGTATGGGTGCAGGTGGTGGTTCAACTGCTGCGCCTGCATTGGATTTATCCTTCTTAAATAATGGACAAACAAAATCACAACCGTTACAAACCTACGTTTTAGCTACTAATGTAACCAGCGCACAAGATGCACAACAGAAGATTATTGACCAATCAAAATTAATAAAGTAATATGAAAGAAGAAGAAGTAAAAGTAATTGAGTACACCATTGATGATAGCGGTTATCTTGGTGTACACGCAATGAGTCTTGTTGAAAATCCTGCCATCGAAGTGGATTTTGTAGCATTATCAAAGACTCGTAAAGTCCAACAAGCAGCAGTGGAGGAAGGTGAGCGCAAGATGGTGTATGGTGCGGTGATGATTCCCGAACAATTGATCTATCGAGTTGATGCCGTTGGACGGGAGTATTATTGCAAATATTCCAAAGAGACAATCAATAAGATAGCGCAAGAATATCTTAAAAGGAATATGCACCACAACTCCAATTTAGAACACGAAATCCCAGTTGCAGGATGCACGGTTGTGGAATCTTGGATAACAGAAGGTCAATTTGATAAGAGTCAAAATTTTGGATTCTCCTTTCCGGAAGGAACTTGGTGTATCGGGATGAAGATAGACAATGATGAGGTATGGGCATCAATAAAGCAGGGCGATGTAAAAGGATTTTCATTGGAGGGATTCTTCACTGATATAAGTGATGAGTATATGACTCAGCAGGAAATCGAAAAGATAATGAAGGAACTTGAAAACGAGTTAAGCGGATTGTAACTTAATACACATCCATTGCCTCTCAACGATGCACACTTTGGATGTTTTTCATTACACCTGTGCAGGTGTATTGTTTACCCGACAAAAAAAGGCTTCCACGTTTGGAGGCCTTTTTCTGTAAACAACTAAACAAACTTAAACAAACGAAAACTATGCGGGAACAAAAATAGTGGTTTTGCTACTAATAAGAAGAAAAGAAAAAAAGTAGATATGAACAAAGTAAGTGAAATCGTTTCTAAATACGCTGATAGATTGAAGGCCTTTGGCATTCAACTTTCTGCTGATGGAGAAATCAAAAAAGAAATGCAGATGGCTATGGCCATTCTTGCAGATGGCACTGAGGTGTATTCACCTGATGCTGAATTCGCTGTTGGTAGCGAACTATTCGTAATGGATGCCGATGGCAATCCAGTACCTGCTCCCGATGGTGAGCATACAACTGCTGAGGGTAAAGTAATCGTTGTAAGCGGTGGAGTTATCGCTGAGATTAAAGAGCCTATGGTAGAAGAAGAAGCTACTCCCGTTGTCGAAGAAGAACAAGCTGCTTTCGATGGAGTGAGCCGTGAGGAATTCGAATCAACAATCAATTCATTGGTTGAAGCATTCGAGGCAAAGATTGCTTCTTTGAACGCTGAGAAAGAAAATCTTTCTTCTGCTATCGAAAAGATGTCAAAGCAACCTGCTGCTGATTCAGTTAAGAAGTCAGTTGCAGTTGCACAAAAAAAGGAAATGAGTCAAGCTGAATTTTTCAAGTTGTCTCATACAGATAGAGTAAAATATTTAATCGAAAAAAATAAATAAAGATGGCTACAACCACAACCTTATCTACCACATACGCTGGTAAACTCGCAGGAGGATACATCAAGTCTGCCTTCCTTGCAAACGAATCTTTGCAATATTTGACCTTCAAGGAAAATATTGATTACAAAGAAGTAGTTAGAAAAATCGTAGACAACGTGACTTTTGCTGCGCCTACTTGTGATTTCACAGATAGCGGAACAATCGCATTGTCTCAACGTGTTTTGACTTTGGAGAAATTCCAAGTACAACGTCAATTGTGTGCTAATGATTTCTTGACCGATTGGGATACATCTTATGCCCAAAATGGTGAGATCACTCCTGAATTGTTGGAGGCCGTAACTGCTACAATGTTGGGTGGAATTGGTGCTAACAATGAGCGTTTAATTTGGCAAGGTGTTAACGCTACAACTGGCGAGTATGCAGGATTCGAAGCGTTGTTAACTGCTGATGCTGATGTTATTGATGTTGCTAACACAACTGTAACTAAAAACAATGTTGTTGCTGAAATCGAAAAAGTAATTGCTGCAATGCCTATCCGTGTTCGCCGTGCTACTGAAAAGCCAATCCTTTACGTTGCTTCAAACGTAGCTGAGGCTTATCGTAACGCTATGGCTACCGCAGGTAATGGTTTCTTCTATCAGTCAGGCGATGCTATCGCAATGACTTGGTTGGGACAATACACCATTGCTGAATGTCCAGGTATGTCCGATGACATTATGGTATTTGCACAAAAGAGTAATATGTGGTTTGGTACTAACACTGCCGCACAATGGAACGAAGTTGCTACTATCTCAATGAAGAATGTAACTTTGGATGAGACAGTCCGTTTCTCTGCTAAATTCTTGGCAGGTGTGCAGTATGGATTCGGTAACGAAATCGTATTCTACTCTTAAAAATTAACCACAAGTAATTGGGAAGGTGGTTAACTCTGCCTTCCCTTTATTTTAACTAATAAAAAAAATATAAAATTATGGCTTGTGAATTAACCGCAGGATTTCTTTTAGATTGCAAAGATAATATCGGAGGAATCAAAGCAATCTATTTGCAACAGCACGCTGACTTTTTGAGTGGTGTAACCATTGATGTAACAAGTGAAGAAGTTGATGGATTGCCTACCGCATCCATCTACAAATATACTTGCCCAAAACACACTGGTAACTTTACTGAGGAAGTAGCTTCATCTGTTGAGAATGGAACTATTTTCTACACTCAAACCGTTGCCGCTACCTTCTTTAAGTTGTCTGCTGCACGCAGAAAGCAATTGGAATTAGTTGCCAAAAATCGCCTTGTTGTTTTTGTTCAAGACAACAACGATAATATTTGGATGGTTGGTAAAGGAGATGGTGCAGAAGTTACCGCAATGACTACCGCAACAGGTACAGCAAAGGGTGACTTGAATGGTTACACCATTACCTTCACCGCAGAAGAAGCGCATAAGGCTTATCGCTTGGAATCGTTTACATCAACTCCTTTCGATAACTTTGGTAGCATCACTGTTGTATCCCCAACTATTTAATTTATATTTGTAGGTAGTGAATTACTTACAGACTAATACCGCCTCGCAAACCCTTCTTCTTTCATTAGAAGAGGGGGTTTTGCTTTTACCTTCCTTTACGGACTATCTGTTAATCTTGCAGAACGAGATTACGTTAAAACAATATGCGGTCATTCCATCTGTGATGAGCAGTAGCGAAAGAATCACAATGCTATCTATTAGCACTGATGCTGATAATCCAACGGAAGGTAGTGTTTTAATCACTGATGGTGGCCGTTACAATTATATTATTTATGGTCAAAATTCGGGTGGCAACCTTGATCCTACTTCTGTTGATGTGGTTGGTGAGATTAAAAGAGGTTATATCGAATTCACTACGTTAACTACATATTTTGACCAACCAACATTAACCATCCCAAATGACATCGAATACAATGGATAATTTCCTTCAAAATATAAAGTCACGAATCGGCGAAAAAGTCGAAATGTCCAAATATGTTAAGATTGCACCTATTGAGCGTGAAAATGTATCAAAAGGATGGGTAAATTTTGGAGAGGCTAATATGTATCCGCAGTACTTGATTGAATTACAAAGTGAATCACCAGTACACGGATCAATCGTGAATTCAATCAGTCAAATGATTGCAGGAAAGGGAGTGAGTGGTGGCAATGATATAGCTAATGCGTATTTAAGTGGCTTAAAAATCGATTCAATTGTACCGCATATATCAAGAGACCTAAAACTTTTTGGAGGTTATTATTTGGAAGTTATATGGTCAATGGATAGAACAACCATTGCACAAGTAAATCATTTGCCTTTTGAGAATTGTCGCCTTGCGTGTAGTGATGAAAATGATGATGTGATTGGTATATGGTATTCTCGCGATTGGAGTGATACACGCAAAAAGAAGAACACACCGCATTTTATTGCGATGTTTGACGAAGAAAATAAAGAGGAATTGCCAAAGCAAGTCCTTTTCATACATACGTTAAAGATGGGTAGCGAATACTACCCGAAACCTGATTACATTGGTAGCGTTAACTACATTGAATTAACTCGCCAAATTGGAGAATACCACGTTAACAATATTCTTAATGGTTTTTTCCCTTCATTAATCGCATCTTTCAATAATGGCATCCCTTCTTTGGAGGAACAGCATATGATTAAAAATCAATTGCAAATGTCTTTGGGTAGCGCAGAAAATGCAGGAAAGGTATTGACATTTTTTAATGAAGAAAGAGATAGAGGTGTGGAATTCACATCTTTTCCCATTCACGATGCCGACAAGCAATATCAGTTTTTGAGTGAGGAATGCACAAAGCAGATAATGATTGCTCATCGTGTGACCTCTCCTTTGTTATTTGGTGTGCGTGATGGGGGTGGATTGGGTAGCAATACCGATGAAATGAAAACTGCTTTATTCATATTCCAGAAGCAGGTCATTGAGCCATTCCAAAGATTAATTGAAGATGGAATCTCCATCATTTGTGAGGCATCCAATGTGGTAGCCACTCCGAAGATTATTTCAAATGATATTTTAGAAGTAGCACCAGTTGAAGCACAACAGTCAGCAGTAAAAAAAAAAGTTAAGTGCGAACACACGAACGTATCTCAAGCAGATGAGAGCTATGCACCAACCGATGAAATGGCAGGTGAAGCAGAACTTGGATTAAAGTGGAGAGAGGAATATGGCAGGGGTGGAACGGAGATAGGTGTTGCACGTGCGAGAGACATCAGCAATAAACGCAATCTTTCCTTTGACACAGTGCAAAGAATGAACTCTTACTTTTCACGGCACGAAGTAGACAAAGAGGCAACAGGATGGAATCAAGGAGAGGATGGATTTCCAACTGCTGGTCGCATTGCTTGGCAACTATGGGGAGGTGATGCAGGTAGAGATTGGGCAAAAAGAATTGTTGAGCGTGTGAATATTGAGCAGACATCGCACGTGTGTCAATCTTCAAATGATTTCACAGATGAAGAAGGTAGAATGTTCATTTATGAATTAAAATCGAAAGCGGAATATATTGATATTGAGGAATGGGAATTAATAAGTGAAGAAGATGTACTTGATCCTGAGAATGAATTAAACTACACCTCACAATTATTCAATAAGATGCCATCAATGAGTGATGCAAATGGTGGAGATAAGTCGCAGTGGGGTGATGCAGGACTTTACAAATTACGTTATGCATATTCTCAAAATCTATCTGTTAACTCACGTGAATTCTGCATTGATATGGTGGGATTGTCTACGGCAGGTGCTGTGTTCCGATATGAAGATATAAAGCGAATGAGTGACAAAGGAGTTAATGGAGATTTCGCACCTACCGGTCAAAGTACCTATGATATTTTCGTCTACAAAGGTGGCGCATTTTGTCACCATTTTTGGAAGCGTCAAATCTATATGAGAAAGAGAGATTCCAAAGGTAGAATTCTACCAAATCAAGGTCTTGAAAATGATAAAAGAGTGGGTAACAATCCATATGTTCCAAAGAAAGGAGTTGAAGGTGTTGCTCCAATAAATACACCATCCAGAGGTTCAATTAAATACGCCTAAAAAATGCCAATACCACAAGAGATACTTTTAATCAATGAGGATTATATAAAGAAATTTACACCATTGACTGATGCAGTTGATCCCAATCTTATTCGCCCTGCCATCTATTTGGCGCAGGATAAGTATTTGACCAACTTTTTGGGGACTAATTTAACTGTGAAATTAAAGGATGATGTAGCAAATGCAACTTTATCAGGTGACTATGAAACATTGCTCAACGAATATGTGTTGAAGGTGGTGTTGTGGTGGACAATGGTAGAGTTATATCCATCTCTTTTGTACAAACACGATAACGGAAATTTGGTGAGCAGACAAAGTGAAGATACTACACCAGTCACCAAGCTGGAAATGGAATCACTCAAAGAATCTGCAAGACAAAATGCACGTTGGTACACCAAAAGAATGGTAGATTATTTGTGTTACAATAGTGAGTTATTCCCCGAATACACCAACAATACAGATAACAATATCTCACCTGACCGCAACCCATACGGAAAGAGCAATTTTTTAATATCCAATTCGTACAAAGAATGCAGAACCAGAATCAATCTAAGAGACTTTCTACCCCCATCGTATTAAAGCGTAAGGAGTACGAAAAGTTATTGAAACAATACCTTAAAAAGCAGGAGAAAAGATGAAAATTAAATTGTGGTTGTTGGGTATTGCGACTGTATTTCTACCCATCAAAGAATTGATGATTACTATTGGTTTTTTGGTGGCAATGGATATGGTTGTGGGTATATGGAAGGCTTTGAAATTAGGGCAGAAAATAAGGTCAAGAAGGATGAGCGATACAATTACAAAAATGCTATTGTATCAAGTGGCGATTGTGAGTGGATTCTTAATTGAAACCTACATAATCGAACAACTTATCCCCATCACAAAGTTGATAGCCACAGTTGTTGCAATCATTGAATTCAAATCAATTATTGAATCAATTGAATCAGTAACTGGTAAAGATTTGTGGAGTAAAATCAAGACCATTATTGGAAGAAAATCAGAGGACATAACCGATGCGATGACAGATGGAAAAGATAAGTAAGTACGTAAGCTACAAAGAGGTGACGCATAGCAACCAAGCACAAGCTTTGCGCATTGGTAATACTCCAAACGCTGAACAATTGCACAACTTAAAGCTTGTATGCACCAACATTTTTGACAAGGTGCGTGAGCATTTTGGAAAACCAATTGGTATCTCATCAGGCTTCAGAAGTCACGAACTTAATACACGCATAGGCGGTTCAAAAAGTTCGCAGCATATGGAAGGAAAGGCACTTGATATTGATGGAGATATTCACGGTGGCATAAATAACAAAGAGATATTTGATTACATAAGAAAAAATTGTACATTTGATCAACTCATTTGGGAATTTGGAAGTGAGAACGCACCATCTTGGGTTCACGTATCTTACAACAAGGAAGGGAACAGAGGTCAGATATTACGTGCGGTCAAGAGTGGCGGTAGGACTGTTTACCAACCATTCTAAAAATATATGGCAGAAAGTCAAAAGACAAAAATCGCAAGAGAATTGCGTGAACGTTTCCCCAACACACCAACTTTAACGTTGGCGAAGAAACTATTTAAAGAACATTTTGAAACGTTCCTGGGGATTGAAGATGCACGTAGTGTATTGCGTAGAATTGAAGGTAAGCACGGAGAAAGGAATCGAAAGAGTATAACCGACAAATCATTGTACACATCCGAGGAAAGGCCGAAAAATCCATTCAAGTTGCCAAAGTCATATGCGAAAGGCAGGAGGCATATTGATATAAAAGGAAAAAAGATATTAGTCCTATCCGATATTCACATCCCATATCACGATATAGATGCAATATCTGTAGCCATTCAAACTGGCATTGATGAAAATGTTGATACGGTTATCTTGAATGGAGATGCACTTGATTGCCATATGATAAGTGACTTTGTAAAGGATCCCAAGAAAAGAAAATTCAAAGATGAGTTGTATGCGATGAGGACTTTCATTTCTGAATTGAGACAAACTTTCCCCAAATCAGAAATCATTTACAAAGAAGGCAACCACGAAGAGAGGTACTGGAGATATATGAGAGTGAAAGCACCTGAATTATTCGACATTGATGCCTTTGATTTTGCCTCATTGTGCCATCTTGATAAGTACAATATCCAATGGGTTGAAGGAAAGAATAAATTGAACGTAGGTGGATTGTCCATCTTTCACGGCCACGAATTTGGAAAGCAATTTATCCCATCAGTTAACGTGGCACGTGGGTTATTCTTAAAGACCAAAGCAAATGCTATGTGTGGTCATCATCACCAAACTGCTGAACATACCGAAAGAGATGTTAATGGAAAGGTGATAACGTGTTGGGGTGTTGGGTGTTTGAGTGAATTGTCACCGGATTACAATCCTTATTCAAAATACAACCACGGATTTGCAATAATCACAAGAGGCAATGGAAAAGAATTTCACGTTAAGAACTATCGTATTAATCAAGGTCGCATCTATTAGTATCGGCATTGCCATTGGTATTTTAATTTGCAGACCTGCACCAAGTAGGGTACAAAATGTAACCCACTTGGATACTATTACAAAATATCAGCACACAATTGATACGTTAACCATTGAACGCACCAAATTAAAAACGATATATGAAAAGGACATTGATACTATCTATCTTATGGATAGCACTTCCATTGATAGCGCATACACAGAAGCAATTCAAAGACTCATTGAGATGGAAGAAGCTGGATTCTTTAAGCGTTGAACGCAGGTTAGTTGTACTTGGTGTGAGGTCACTTGATTACTACATTGAACTCGATAAGAATAATCGTAGCATAATTCATACATATGCACAACTAAATGAGCATAATGTCCGATTAATTGCACAATTAAATGCGCAAAATGAGGAATTAAGTGAGGCATTAAGTGAGGAATTAAGAGCAAAAAAAAAGTGGCGCAATGCCACTCTTTTCATCGTTAGTGCTAATGTCATTTTTTTGACATCATTCTTTTTAAGTAGATAGCAAAATCAAGAGCCTCTTCGTAGGCGTGTTGCATCCATTCCTTTTCTGAGAGATTCGCCTTGTCTACTGTTGTGCCATATTTAGCCCTTCCCATTTTCTCACGTGAGATAAGGTCAGTGATTACTTCTTTATAGACATCCGATTGGCAGTTGTCGAAATCGTGTGTAATGTTCATTGCTCAATTATTTTTTTTAAGTTAGGTGCAAAATAGTTCTCTCCTTTCATCACCTTTCCATCTTCACGATAGATTGGTTTGTTGAACCTATCCAGTTTGCTCATATTACTTGCGTGAACCTCGTCAAACATCTCCTCTAATTTGCCATCAATTCCAAGGTCAAGTGCATAACCGAAAAGCAAATACATTTGGTCAATTATTGCATCCGCTATCTCAAATAAATCTTCAGCGTTTTTCATTTCATCAAGTTCCTCTTGGATGAGTCGCTCGTGCAACGCACAATCTTGAAAGTTTTTACAACCTGCAATGGGCAGATTAAATCTTTGGCGAAATTCTCGCACTTGTTCTATTTGTTTTTTCATTGTAAAACTCTTTTTAATACCTCAAATTTTGAATTAAATATTTCTTTCGTAAACTTACCTTGCGAATAGTCAAAGAACCAACCTTCGCCATCCTTTGACCATTTTAAGTAGTTGCAAATTCTGCAACACTTGACACGTTTGTGGTCACTTGGCCTTTGATATTTCATCTTGTCTTTTGAAAAGAAAAACAAAGGAAATTTACGATTGCAACTAAAGCATTTCTTTCTCATTCACAACCTCCACTTTTTCCGATTCTTCTTTAGCGTTCTGAATTAATTTGGTCAATTCAGGTAGCATCCAGTATCCATAAGTCGCCATCTCATAAGTAAAGTCATCCAACTGCCGAGTAATATCCGGTAGTATAGCACCATCCACATTCCATAATTCAGTTATTGTCTTGCCGTGTTCACGTTGAATGGACTCATTGAGTCGTTTCATCAGCATCTTTGTCTGATGGTTGTAAAACCATTTGACAGTTTCGCATTCATCTGCTGCGTAAAGTGAAGCCTGCAACCACATTAAGAGGTTCAACACCTTCAACTTTTCGTGGTCATCGTGGGTAATTTTATTTTTCATTTTATTTTTTTAAGTTATAAATATCTGCATTGACTACATTGTCTGTTATATTTTTCAGATTCATCAATGATAGGTTTATAATATCCATTGTCGGTTTCTTCAATTTCTTTACCACAAGATTTGCAATAAATCAGAATACCATTATAAATGTTATATGTATTCATAACTCATCTTGGATTTGTTTACTGATTAATTCCAGCGCATACTTTGCACCTGCGACAAATGCGAAATAAGCTTCTCCGCTCATATTGTCATCGTTACCAAATGAGGCATAACTTTCAGCCTTCATTTCAATTAGTTTGTTTAGTTCCATATTGTGTTTTTTTAGTTGGTTACAAATATAAATAAATTTCTATGCAAAAGCATACTTGCCAAAATTCTTTTTTAATTCGTAGAACGCACGCATCATTATAGCATCTGCAAAGTCAGGAGAAAGTCCGTGCCTCTTTTTCAAGTCCTCTTTATTTGTCACTCGGAGTTTGCCATCACTATCAATTTTCTCCCTGCGTATCATTTCAAGTTCCTTCACAATAGTATCTTTGTGCGTTCCTTCAAATGTGATAGCATTACTGGATATCAATTCGCCCAATTTAAAATAGCAGTCAGATTTCAAATTCATATAATTGTCACGCACCGCCTTTGATCCGTTCAAGAATCCTTTGCACCTGATAAAGTCAACCACTCCACCGCCAATGCCATCCTCATCTACCAGTACGTTAGATAATCTTACGGAGTGATTTTTGATTAGCTCATTGATGGTATCCACAACCTCATTGATGGGTTTATGTTTTAGCACCACGAACTTTTCAGCGTGTAAGTTATTCCACACAACTATCACTGTCCTATCATCTCCCATCCGTGCGATGTCAGCAGTGATGAATTTATCTCCCAAATTAGTTGAAGGTCTAAAGCATCTTAGCAAGTCGTCATATTCATAAAGGCGGTCTTTCGTTTCATCATAGTCCCAATCCCCCTCAAGTAATCTTTTCCGGTCAATATCGGGGAGCATCTGCAATGATTCGATGTACACTGGCGATATGTGTGGGTTGTCGGTAGGTAGTGCCTGAATAAAACGCCTATCTTTTCTTATTGAGTTATTGCGCTGCGCATCAAAGAATTCTCTATATAACCATCCCTTATGTGGGTTGCAGGTGAGCAGTCCTTTGGGGTTGTCATTGATTAGCTTAAAACGCACACGTGAATTCAAGATGTTCACGCATTTTTCGCTGACTTCACTCGCCTCATCTACAAAGTAGTCTGTGATTTCAAGCGAACCAAACCGACCAAAGTCAGGATCCGATGGCATATCCGCTAAGTCCATCAAGATAATCTGTGAACCATTGTACCAATTGATAACGTGGTCTTGACCATTGTACGTGAAATGTTTTCCTGCGATTAGATTATACTTAGTGCATAATTCAAAGAATGTGGCCATAGTTGACAATCTTAACTTTTTTAATTCAGCACGGCCAATGAGTCCACGTGTACCTGGATACTTTAATCTCCTTTTGATTTGCCAATCGCATCCAAGAAATGACTTTCCAGAACCTGCACTTCCGCCATATAACAATTGCCTACATTCGTTGTCTATTGCAAGATAAGAAAGCGCCTCTTTTTGCTTATCGTGGAATTCAATCATAGTGCAACTGATTAATTACCTTGAAAATTTCATAAGCTACCTGCGGAACTATTGCGTTACCATAACCCTTTATTGATTCTGCTCTCCAATTTGAAAAGGTAATTCCGTCCAATTCGGTGGGAAGCCCATCATCTCCGCCACAAATCGGGGATTGAGTTGGGAATCTTTCGAATGATAATTCTTCTCTCCTTCTTCCATTTGACAATAAATTGATTTCATTGCTATTCGCCTTGTTGGGAAATTGTCCAACGATGTTGGTGGATATGCACCTTTTGAGTCGCTCACTGTTGGTGTTGATAACAAACCCTTGTCCAACATTCTTGTCAGTGTCATTGAGTGCATGGATCCATCCTTTGTCTGACTTGACTTCATGTTGACTGTTGCGTTCGTACTGTCGAATACTGTCGGTGTTGGTAGCAATGAACCAAACTCTATCTCTTCGGTGTGGCGCACCAACGGCACAAGCTGGCAATAGTATCGGTTGTACTTCGTACCCACAACTTTCCAGGTCAGCGCACACTTCTTCGAAGACCACTCCCCCGTTCCAATTAGTAAGTCCACGAACGTTTTCGCCCACAACGTAGGTTGGTTCAATCTCTTGAATTGCTCGGAGCATATGCGGCCAGAGATGTCGCTCGTCCTCTTTCCCAAGTCGCTTTCCTGCGGATGAGTATGGTTGGCAGGGGAATCCACCTGTAATGATGTCAATGTTTCCTCGGTGAATAGTGAAATCTGTCTTTGTGATGTCTTCATAACTAATTGATTTTGGAAAATAATAATTTAATACTTGGCGAGGAAAAGGCATCCATTCGCAATGGAAAATGTTATCCCACCTCATCCATTCTGCAGCCAAATCAAAGCCACCTATTCCGCTGAATAATGATCCGTGCCTCATAACCCATCCTTTATTTTTTGTTGTAAAATATGACTATCCATTATATCAGCGTAAATGAGCCTTGATAATTCACATTGATAATCATCTTTAAATCTTTGGCGAGTAATTTTATCCAATCTTTTGGCCTTATATGCACTCATAGACTGTGCATCAAGAGTCTTTTTATAGGCCATAAATTGCCATCTTTTCCATTCTTCATCACTCCACATCTCATCTCTCAAAATCTTTTTATCGTAGAATGTGCGAACCTTCATAGGTGCCAACATCAAGACAAAATCTCTTTTGTTTTCTCTCCATAACCTGATGTCCTCATTGAAGGTCTCAGTCCAATCAACTGGTTGTTCATCAGTTGTGGATGGCAATTCAATTTTAGCTTTCTTTTTATCAAGTGCGAGATTCGTTTTCATCTTAAAATCATTGTAAGATTTCAGCACATCGGAAAGGAAAGCAACCGACATCATCCCAAAGCACTCCACACGTGTCCATTCACTACCGACTGCATTCAATTGAAAGGCCAATGCCATTTCGCCTGTGGTGAGATATGGATAGTGCGTCTGCATTGTCACATAAAGAAGATTTGTTTCTTCATCGGAGGGAAGATTTTTGATGCCATAAAGCACAATACCATAGGCAATGGACTGTTTGAAAATGGATAGCGTAATCTCATTAATACGTGGGGATTCAAGACTTGTAATGAATGCTTTTTCGTTATGAGTTAACCCACTGTTGTAGGCTGTCTCTTTGAATTCTACCAATTGTGTCATTGTGTTGATTTTTAGTTGTTACAAATTTACTTAAATCCCAAGCTGATCTCACTGCAGCTTTCCAGTCCTTCATTT